TGTTAGAGATGTTAAAACATATCTGCCATTGATAGAACGCTGAAATTCCCAATTTAAAACATTCTCAGGAGTATATAAACTTATGTAGGGTCTAATATCTAATTGTAATTCTTCTGCTCTGGTTTGCGTTTGTACCGCAGGTTTATCTAGGATTGCCCAACAAGTACCATAGATAGATGCATTGACTTGCATTTCTCTAATGACGTTATTGAAAGACCTTCCGTCTAAATCAGCGTCATCAATAAAGCTTTGTAGTTGTTCATCACCAGTTAATGAACCATAATCTCTTGTAGGTGGTACTCGGAATAGGAAAGACGAATAGATTTGTACCACATTCTTACAATGATTATCAATAGGGGTATTTTCTGCTCTTTTGATATATTCCTCATCAGTTTCTAGGATGTATCTGTTCAGTTGATAGCCATCTTGATAATCCTGTCCGCCCAAATATGACATTAAATGAAAATGCCAATCCTTGAATTTTTCTTCGTAGTGTTTATGCCTTGATGTTAAAAAATCTCTACTGTATGCCATTAACTCCACCTCTTGGGTTTGCTTGGTGTAAACTGTCTTTTGACAGGATATAAATATTCCACTAAATATCCTAATGCATCATTCATATGGTCGTAATTGTTGTCCTTATCAGGCACAGTTGTTCCTTCTTTATAAATTTGTCTTTCAATGCTTTTTAGCATAGTTTTGCATTTATTTGCAATAAATAATGTTCTGTCACCAACTCCGTTCTTCAATTTAGTATTCACTGCATTTATTCTATCTCTAATCAATGGATGATTGTTTCTTACTCGTAGATGAAAACCTGCATTTTTTAAGATAGCCAAATCAGTGACACCACCTGCTGATGTTTTTCTTTGCTTTGACGCAGGGTCAGGATAAATAAATATATGCTTATCCTTAAATCTATTTTTGATTTCTTGTACCATTTCGTCAGTATTAGAACTATAGATAACAATTTCTTCATAGAGATAAATATTATTACCTTTTAACTCACATATTACCGCTGACATTGGGTCTATATTGAAGTCCATGCCAATATGTATTTCATTAGTATCAGGTACATAATTATCCATGACATTCTCTTTTCTATCAAAGTTGTAATAAATCTGTCCTGCATAATTAACAAATGAACCCATGTATTCTTGTTGGAATGTTCTTTCATCTAGGTCTGCTTTAGCTTGTTCTACTTCTTGTGGTGATACCCTACCACCATCTAAGGTAGTAAATTGAAATGATGCCCAATTATCTGGGTCTTCATCAGCTTTGCTAAATAGGTTATAACTCCAGTTTCCATACCCTCTAGGTGTACCACAAAATAAAGCACTGCCATTTCTATCAGATAAAGTTGGTCTTAAAATCTCATACCAAGTATTCTCTCTAATATCTGCAAACTCATCCATAATTAAAAAATCTAATCCTACACCTCTAAGGCTATTTTCATTATCAGCACCCCTTAATGATATAGTTGAGCCATTTCTTAATGTGATAGTTAAGTCAGAGTTATTAACGGATTTTACCCATTTATGTGCGGTTAGTTTTTCTATTAAGTCAGTCCAAACAATCGTCTTAGCCATTCTATAAGTGGGTGCTACATACCAAACCTTGCGTTTTGGATATCGGCTAAATTTAGCTATCTCGGTGACGGATAAAAAAGTCTTACCCCATCTTCTTCCTGCTATGATTGTTCTAAATCTTTTATCACATTCAAGAACTTGTTTTTGGGGGGTACTTAAAGGCACTAATCTACACTAAATGGTAGTGGTTCATTCTCATCAGATACCATTCCGCCATCAGATTGACCCAGTTCATTCTTGCCTAGCCATATAGCCATAGTTGCATTTCCATTCTCAGCTATCTTCCATTGTATCTGTCTTAAACGTAGTTTTTTCAAACTTCTGCCTTTTGTAAGATATTCGGAATAACTCTTTCTAATAGTCGCTTCATTACAATTAAAGAAATCTGCAATCTCAACATTAGTACAACCAAATGAAGCTAATTTTTGAACTTCCTCCCCATTGATATTTAATTTCGGTCTTGCCATATTGTCCTCTTTCTGTGCGTAGAGTGTACGCTAATTGCTTTATATCAATAATAGACACTATTAATCAATTAATTTTTTCTGCCTTTTGTCCTGTAAAATCTTCCCACCTTTTAATTATTACATCTATATATTTAGGTTCATACTCCATCATATAGCAGGTTTTTAATTTTTTCTCACAGGCAATCATAGTTGAACCACTACCACCAAAAACATCTAAAACTTTTTTCTTACTAGGTTGGTCATCTAGTGCCATAGTAATTAATTCAACTGGTTTCATAGTAGGATGAACTGTATTTTTTTGTCTTTTAAGTTTCCATACATCACCTCTTAGTGTTTGTTGACCTCCAAAATCACCATAATAATAAATTAGTTCGTGCTGTTTGTAATATTTATCTAAATGCTGTGCAGGATTTATTTTATCCCAAACAATCATAGCTTTTGGCTTTCTTCCTATCTGCTCCATTGCTTTTTTAAATAAGTGGTTATACTGCCAAGAACAACAGACATACATCGTTTCACAGCTATATAAAGTTTGTATTAAAAAATCTACGAATGCATCATCATTCATCTTATCATTTTTAATTTTATCTCTTTTATCTTTAACACCTTCATAATCAATATTATAAGGAGGGTCAGTAAACACCATATCTGGTCTAGTTCCGTCTAATAACTTTTCAATAGCATCTATGCTAGTGCTATCCCCACACATTAATCTATGTTCGCCCAGTTTATAAATATCGCCTAGTTGTGCTTTAGGTTCTTCTGGTGTTTCTGGAACTGCATCTTCATCTGTTAATCCATCTTTTTCACCTACTATTATTTTTTCTAATTCATCAGGGTCAAATCCTGTTAGTTCTAAATCATAGTTATTATCTAGTAAGTCAGTAAACTCTTGAATTAATAAACCCATATCCCAATCAGAATATTCATTGGTTTTGTTATCAGCTATTCTATATGCCTTAGCTTTCTCTGGTGGTAAGTCAGCTATAGTGACAGGAATAGATTTTAGATTCAAAGACTTAGCGGCTTCATACCTACCATGTCCGACTATAATAACTCCTGCTCTATCAACCACTATGGGTTGTTGGAAACCAAATTCTTTAATTGATTGTGCAACTTTGTTTATATCGTATTTATGTCTAGGGTTTTTCTGATAAGGTTTAATATCAGATATTGCTTTGTCTTGTACTATCATTAGTGATAAGTGACTTCTGGTTGCAATTTAAAACCCATCATATCCATGACATACTGTAAACTTTGTTCTGCATCTTCTTTACTTTCAAAAACACCATAATTTACAAAAGCTGAAAATGTACCATCTTTATTATCTACGATAATATAATTCTGAGGATTTTGCATAGCTGATTTACTCATTTAACAATTCAAAGATAACAATTTATTTTTATATTCCAACCATGAATGTTTACCATATTACTAACAAATCTATCAGTTTTTTTCTTAACCTTTTCAAGTTTGATAATGCTCCTAAAGGCATTGACCAATTTGTAGAAGTAGAGTTTAGAAAGCAAGATAGGGAGTGGGCGAAACTCCATTTTATGAGCCGTCAGCAATAGCTTTATCTAGTTCTTCAATATAACTAACTGACCAAGATAAAGGCTTAATGCCTTTTTTACGCATATCTATATCACCTTTTAACTTCCATTCTCGCATTTCCTCCTCTGTTTTTTCTTTAATAGGTATTACTTCAAGATATATCTTTTTCCTCAAGAACCGCTCTAGTGCCTTGTAATAGTCACCTTTTTGGTTTCTATAGGTGACGTACTTATCCCCTACTGATTGCTTTTGTGTATCATCTAGTTTTTTCCATTGTTGAAAGCTATCCCACTTTACTGACCTAGTATCTTTATAATCTAAAACATACTTTCGCCAGAAAGTATCAAACTCCTGCGTATATATATTTGATTTATGATTAATGGTTGGTGTGTTAGTGTGTTCGTGTGTTAGTGTGTTAGCATTGCGGTCGGATATGCGTTCGTTATGCGTTCGCATTGCGTTTGCATCACCCCATCTAGCCTCTGCTGACTTCACTGCTTTTTGATGTTTTTCTTTCGCTTTCTCAATCTCTAAGTCACATCTATTGTTGCGAATTTTACCTTCATCAATATAGATTTTGTCTTTGTTGATTAGTTCAGTTTTGATTTTTGCTATATCTTCATAAAAAGGTCTAGCCACTTGTTCCCAAGTCACTTCATCATCAAATAACTTATTATCCTGAACGTAAATTAAATCGCAAATTCTGCGATAGGCTAGTTCAGCTTTACCTGTAAGTGTAGAACAACCTGTCCACATATCGTTTGGACAATATTGCACGAATATCATTTTCTTTGTCATTTTCCCTCCTAGTTTAATGTTTTTTCTTTTTCTTTTTTTATATAGTCCATAATTTTTTTATCTAAATCATGAAATTTTTCTTCACCATAATTTTTAATAAGTAAATCAACAAAACATAACAAAAGATTTACTCTTGTATGAAAATTTTCAAAATCTATAAATCCATTTTTGTTGAGTTCATCATAAATTGAATCTATTGCGTGTTCTGATGTGGTTTTTATTGCATCATCTTTTTTAGCCATTTTTTTTTCCTCCGTTATAGCAACTTACACATTTATACAGTTCTTTGTACTGAAATAATTTTATTGACATAAACTTAGTATATTTACGCAAACAATTAATACACTGAACTATTATTCTTTGATTATCAGGTACTAAACCCCTACTCTTACCCATTATTTTACAAATTCTTCAATGGGAACTAAAACCATCTCAGATGTATTGTCATCACCACCAAAAACTGTATTAGTTTTTAGATATCTTCTAGCCAATATTTTTAGTTTCTCAGTAGGGATAAATATAATCCCTTCCGTAAATCCGTTAGCATCTAAGATAAAGGCGTGATATTCAGCTTGGGTGGTAGATATTCCAGATGGCTTTCCTCTAGATTTAAATTCAATAGCTAACCTTCCAGATTTTTTCCAAATAGAATCAGTTTTAATTTCTAATTTATATTTACCTATAATATCTCTTAATTCTTTTTCTCTTATTTCAGCTTTTGCTAAATCAAGGTCAAATCTATTATCTTTATTAAACATTAAATCCCCCAAATCTCTTTTCTAGCTTGATATAAATGTTTACTACGCCAAATGAAATCATCCATTTTAGGTTGGTAGATATAAGCAAAGTCTTTTGGTGTATTACATAACTCTAAAACTTTATTCATGCTTTTTAACCCATTGTTAATCTCAATCTCATATTCCTCAGTAAATTCTATAGGTTCAAGATGTGATTTAGCAGGAGTGACAATAAACAAATAACATTCAACTTCCATGTTATAAGTTTCTTGTAATGCCTTGCGATAAAACCATTGTTGTAATTTATCATAATGGTTTATAGCCATTCTGCCTTTAGTCTTTAAGTCATACATAAAAAGTTTTTTTCCTTTTTTGTAAACAAAGTCACTAAATCCTCTAAAGGGTATTCCAAGAACTTCTGTAAATAATTCTTCTTGATAGGAATGTAATTCTTTATCAGCTACTATTTCTTTAAAAGCTTTAGTTTGTTCAAACATCTTAGGTATTAAATCAAGATATTTTTCTACATCATCTCTATTAGGATAATCTAAAGTTTCTTTTTTAAAGTTAGTTAAGTATTCAGCTTGATTAACTTCCTTACCATCTAGGTAATCCATTAACATAGGCTCTACTGTGTTCCCTGCTTGAGCCGCAGGTGATGATGTACCTAATCTTTTATAGATTTTTTCTATAATAAATTGACAGACATAATTTCTGTAGCCATTTAACTTACTTGGTGACATAGGGAGTAAATCCCATTTCTTAAAGTTTTCTAGTTTCATTATACTCCTCCCAGAGTTCATCTGCATAGACTTTTGGGTCTATATTTACTTCTTCCCAATATAACCTTTCACCTCTTTTATGAAA